ATAGTCTTGGAGAATACTGGGATGTTGATGCAGATGTTATGCTAGGACATTCTATCAACGACATCTATAATGATACTCGGGTAGGATATTTAGATAGGCACGTGAGTGATACCGGTGTCAAAATGTATTGGGCCACTACAGTGATGTTCTCTAAGAATACAAATGCTAAATTGTTTTTTGATACCGTAAATTATGTCAAAGAAAATTACTCTCAATTTGCTGATGTCTTTAGATTTGACAGTCGTCAATTTAGAAATGACATTGCCTTTAGTGTAGCTAAACATATTTTAGATGGTTATCAACAGGATGCTACATTATCCTTACCCCCGGTATTATCGGCCTTGGACAAGGATATCCTGCACGATGTTAATGGTAACACCCTAACTTTCCTTGTAGATCATAAATTCACTAATTCATATTGTGCCGCCGCTATATCTAATATAGACATACACATCATGAATAAGCAAAGTGTAATTAGACACAAACAAGCACTATTGGAGATGATATGAACTTTGGATATCTTCTAATTGTTGCAGAACACGATTCTATTGATTATCTACAATTGGCCTACGGGTTGGCACTGAGTATAAAAAACACACAACGAGAAGGCTACGATCGAGTAGCGATCGTGATAGACGACAAAACAAAAATAGAGAAACTTACCAGTCCGTGGGTATTTGATCATGTGATAGAATGGAGTCAGGAAACATTTTGGGACGGGCGTAGCTGGATGGATCAACTTACTCCTTTTGATCATACAGTGTGCCTAGATGCTGATATGTTGTTTTTGCAAGACCATAGTCATTGGATTGATTACTTTGTTGATAACAGCGAATTATATGTTGCCAACCGAGTATTCACATATAGAGGTGATACTGTTAGCAATCGTGCTTACAGAAAAGCCTTCGATAAAAATAATCTTCCAGATGTATATTCCATGTGGACTTTTTTTAGCAAGAACTCTCAAATGGCCAGAGAATTTTTTGATCTAGGCAGGAGCATAATTAAAAATCCTATAGAATTTTCAAACATGTTCTTGAATAATTACAAACCAAAAGTCTTAGGTACTGACGAAGCATTTGCATTGTCTGCAGACATACTAGGTATCTCAGACGACATAGCGTATGAATTAGAGTTTCCTAGAATAGTACATATGAAACCTATGTTACAGAATTGGCCGTGGCCTGCAGATACGTGGAGTGACCATGTGGGATTTTATCTCAATAAACGCGGTCAACTAAAAATAGGAAATTATCAACAATACGACATAGTTCACTACGTAGAAAAAGATAAGATAAACAAAGAAATGATAAACAATCTAGAGGAAATAGCATGGAAACCGTAGAAGATTTCGACAAGTGGCTATCGGAATACAAGCCAGCACCGGTGAAGTATGTGGCCGTGTATGATCAGCTGACGGGCGCAGTAATTAGTGTAGGTCCTGATTATGCTTTTCCGGATGAAGAATATGTAGTTGAAATAGACAGTGAAACAGCATTGTCGATCATTACAGGAGAGAAACAGATACATCACTGCCAAATAGATGTTCACTCGGGCGATTTAGAAATAGCTGAAACAAAGACTTTGAATAAGTTAGATGATGTTTTACACAGAATACCTTTGATACAATACACTGATATACCCAAACCCGACATATATCTTACCCACACAGCGAAAACACAAACATTAAAAATACAGCTATCCACAGAGTTTGGCGGAACCAAAAAATACAAAGATGCAAATAAACAAAGAAAATTCGTCTGGGATGGCAGCACAGTTATGGATTTCTTAATCACAGAATACAATGATCCCAACTTGATCTATAAAATGTTTTCTGTTAAAATAAATGATCTAGTAGGTAACACAGTTACAATTAACAATGTATCGTACGACAACTTTAGTGTTTACACTAGGCGGTTGTTTAAAAATTACGTTATAGAATACAAATGAAAACAGTAGAATTTGATGTAGTATTTCTAAGTTATGATGAGCCTAACGCTGATTTACACTATGCTGATCTTTGTGCTAAAGTACCTTGGGCCAAGCGTGTTCACGGTGTAAAAGGCAGCGACCATGCACACAAGGCCGCAGCAGAACTTTCTGAAACAGATTGGTTTATCACAGTGGATGCAGACAATATTGTCGACCCTGCATTCTTTAATCTTGATCTCAATATGGATGATCCCAAAATTCAGGTCTACGGATGGTGTGGTCGCAATACTATCAATGGATTACGATACGGCAACGGCGGGCTTAAAATCTGGAAAAAAGAGTTTGTGTTAAACATGCGCACACATGAAAATTCAGATAGTGATCGAGGTCAAGTGGACTTCTGTTGGGAGGAAGGCTATAAAAACTTCCCTCGTGTGTACAGCGATAGTGTGATTACAGGATCACCGTTCCAGGCATGGCGAGCAGGATTCCGTGAAGGTGTTAAGATGACACTGCTTGACGGAGTGCGTGTGCCACCACAAGAAATTAAAGAACGCATCTGGTGGCATAATATTCATCGTCTTCGAATGTGGTCCACAGTTGGCGCACACGAAGAGAACGGGTTATACGCTGTGTATGGTGCTAGATTAGGAACTTGGTTAGCAAATTGTACTGAATGGAACTATGTTGAAGTTAGAGATTTTGAAATCCTTAGGGGTATATGGAATCAATATGGCCATCCTTTTGAAGAAGTAGGAGGCACCGGTCTAATAGAAGAAATTAAATCGCTTGGAGAGAAATTAAAACTAGAATTAGGATTTGATTGGCCGTATCTCGATGAAAAACAAAGTAAATTTACAGTAGATCTTTATGATGAGACTATTAATCTAGGTTTAACTTATTATAGAATGTCAAATGATATATGATCTTTTTTACGTTAGTACTGGCAGTATAGATGATACTGATTGGAAAATCTTTAAACAAAGATTCCCAATGGCACAACGGGTTGACAACGCTGTATCTATCAACGACATAACGAAACGAGCATTTACTAAAATGTTCTGGGTAGTATGGAACGACCTAACTGTAAAAGAAGATTTTAATTTTGAGTATCGAGCAACACAGTGGGATCTAGAATACATTCACATATTTAAAAATCACAATTATTACGATGGCGTTTGTTTATTCCCTAAGAATGCCACGATATCCCAGCGAGAATTTAAACACAGATTTTTTATTCATAAAAAAGAAATTGACATTGAAGCAAGTACGACGAAACCATATGATATTGTCTTTATAAGCTACAACGAATCTAACGCAGAAGAAAATTATAATAAATTGATCAGTAGATTTCCTAATGCAAAACGAATTCACAATATCAAAGGAATACATCAAGCACACATTGAAGCAGCTAAGATAGTTGACACTGACATGTTTTGGGTTGTAGACGGTGATGCTGTTATTGACGATACTTTTAATTTTGATCATAGTGTAGCAGCATGGGATCGAGATACAGTTCATGTATGGCGAAGTAGTAATCCTATTAACAAATTAGAATACGGTTATGGCGGAGTGAAACTATTGCCCACAGCAATGACAATAAACATGGACCTAAATAAAACAGACATGACAACCGGAATATCTAGTAAATTTAAAGCTATGGAGCAGGTATCGAATCTCACAGTCTTTAATACAGATCCGTTCAACAGTTGGAAAAGCGCCTTTAGAGAATGCTGTAAGTTAGCCAGTCGCGTTATTGATAGACAACAAGATTTAGAAACACAAGAAAGATTAGATGCATGGTGTACTTTACAAGAAGATGCGCCATACGGGTTTCACGCCTACGCAGGTGCTATAGCTGGTCGTAAGTATGGTGAAGATAATAAAGAAAACAAAGAAGCATTAAAAAAGATTAATGACTTTGCTTGGTTAAACGATGAATACCGAAGAACAAAAGTATAAAAAAGTAATACAAATATTAAATGACGTTAGTCCGAGCTTCTGCTTGGCTAAGTGGCATCAGCTTACCTTATATCTTCAAAATGGATTCAATCATAGCTGTCACCATCCGACACCTCATAAAGTTACAATTGAAGAATTAAAAAATAACTATAAAGCTCTACACAACACACAATTTAAAAAACAACAGATGCAGAAAATGTTAGACGGAGAGCGTCCTGCAGAATGTGATTACTGTTGGCGTGCCGAGGATTCAGGAAACATCAGCGATCGTGTGTATAAGAGTTCATCAGCTTGGGCAAAAAATAAACTTGACGAAGTTGTAAAGAACAAAACAGCAGACGTTAATCCAGCGTATCTTGAAATAAGTTTCAGTAATGTGTGCAATTTTAAATGTGCTTATTGTAGCCCTGATCTAAGCAGTCCGTGGTATGAAGAAATTGATAAACACGGCCCTTACCCTACTTCACAGAAATATAACAATTTTGATTGGTATAGACAAGAGGGTAAAATGCCAATCAAGCACACTGATCCAAAC